CGGTGATATAAATTCACTGTAAGAAAGCCCCATTGTTTTATCAGTAGGCTTGTCAATAGCTGCAAACTCTTCTAAGGATTTACCAGTATTTTTAATTACGTCTTCAACTTCTTGAGCAATCAAACCATAGTGAATTGAATCACCTTGATTATTCTTTTTAAAAGATACTGGACGTAGTTGATTTATAAAAGAAAGCCCTAAATCTGAATCAAGTATTGTGTTCTTTGTAGTTCTATCTGAACTAACACTGGTAGCGTTGTTTGCGTATAGTTGTTTCCATCTATTTGCATGACCTAAATTTAAAGTATCTCCGGTGTAAGGATCACAATGCCTATAATGGAAATTATTATTTGATGCAGTTTCAAAAGTTTTAACACCGTCGTAATAGAGTTCTACGGCTCCGTTAGCTATAAATCTTGCACTTTGTTCACCTTGTTTAGGTCGAATTAATATCTCTTCAGTAGTCGAACTGGAATCACCTTGAATATATAAATTACCAGTGTTATTTAAAAGGAATGAGTTGCTTCCATCATGGTAGAGCTGGAGATCAGATGAATCACCAAGCATCAACTTACCGCCATCAGCAGTATAAATATTGCCAGTTCCAGCTACATTTATATGTCCAGTAACTTCTACACCACCTGAATAAGTATGTAACTTCTTACTATGGTCGTATGCTAGTTCAACTCTTCCATTACCATAAGCTTTTATAGAATCTTCACCATCTAATGGTTGTATTAAAATAGTACTTCCACCACCATTTCTTATGTAGAGGTTACCAGTACTATTTGCGATGTAAGAATATGTTCCATCATGGTAGATCTTGAGATCAGATCCAGTACCGAATAGAGCTTTACCATTATCTTCAAATGTTAAATCAGAAGCATTACCAATAGCAATATCATTACTGGTGCTAAGTACTCCATAAGAGTGAGCCCCTCCTGAACTTGTTTTGAATTTCAAAGTATTGTCGTAATAGAGTTCTACGGCTCCGTCAGCGATAAATTTAGCTAAATGTTCAGCAACTGCACCTTTGTTGATTTCAACTACATTGCTACCACCAGCTACACTTAGCTTTAAATTACCTGTATCATTTTTAATATACGAACTTGAGCCATCATGGTAGATCTTTAGATCTGCACTACCGCCGAAATATATCTGTCTATTATCAGGCATATATAAATCTGAATTACCATCAAACGCTGGACAATCAATATTCGCTGCAGTACCCTTTTTGAATAATAAATTCCCGTTAACAAAGTTAATAAAATTACTAGATCCATCATGGTAGATCTGGAGATCATCATCATACCCAAATAACGCTTTATTAGAATCATTCCATCTCCAATCAGAGTTAGTTCTTATTTGCCCTGTACTGTTTTGAATCTGGCTATTTGTTCCATCATGGTAGATCTGGAGATCATTGCCTGTTCCAGCAATAAATTTGACATTATCTTCATTCTTGTAATTACCATCTGAAGTAATTTTTGCTTTTAATGTTCCAGATGAATTATTAAAGGTAACAGTACCAGTTGTAGTTACACCTGTGCTAGTTGTCTCAAACTTCTTCGAGTTGTCGTAATAGAGATCTACTGAGCTGTTTTGATTTGCTACTAATGCTTCTTCTGTCTGATCATTTACATATAAAGTAATATGCTTAGTTGATCTAATTTTTATACTTTCATTTGTTCCAGCAGTCTGTACATATAGATGTCCAGTACCGTTATGACTTAGGTAAGAGTTACTCCCATCATGATAAAGACTTAAATCATTATCTGTTGTCCCGAACCTAATCTTCTTATTATCTGCTAGATCTAAGTTAGTAGCTATCTTATCTCCAGTAACAGCTAGGTTTTGTATCTTGTCTGTACTTACTGTATTATTACTTGGTGTACCAATAGCTACTGTAGATCCTACCGTGATGATAAAGTAATCAGCACCAGAAGGAGGGGCGGCAGAGAAAACGATAGTAGAGCCATTAATGGCAAATCCCTCAGAGGGTTGCCCTGTTCCAGAGTTAGGTTTCTGAATGACTCCATTGACGCTAACAATAAGTTGTTGAGCACTAGTTGGTGGGTTAGATATTGTAAATCTATAAGCTGTTCCATTTAATGTAGCTGAGTTACCACCTGTACCACTATAACTAGATATAGTATTAATATAGAAATTACCAGTAGATGTTACCTCTTCCCATGCAGATGAAGTGGCATTATATACCATCATCTTATTGTTAGAAGTATCAAACCATAAGTCACCATCATCTAATGATGAGGAAGGTGCAGAGGATGCTACTCTATATCTATTATTAAAGTCATTAATGTCATCACTAAGACTCTTAATATCTGATTCTTTACCTAATAGTTTATGATAAGTATAAGTATTACTTGATCCAGTAGAGCTTACCATTAAGCCCATAGTATCTGTCAATGTGGTGCTGTATAGCGTCGAAGGGAATCCATTGATAGTTACGTTATCTGATCCATTTCCAGCTGTTCTAGCCGTCGTAGAGACACCACTGCCGTTGATAACGATACCACCAGCATCTGCAATACTGATTACGACACCAGAGGCAGGTTGTGTTGGGAAACTATCTTCATTAGCTATTACTTCTAGACCACCTAAAGGGGCAATCTGAGCAGCAACATAATCAACAACAGCTCCACTTGTAGGGTAGGAGGCATCAGTATCTGATATAGTAGTTTGTACAGACTTACCATCACATACCGTAT